CACCACAGGCATCTTCAATGCCAGTCTTGGCCAGCAAGGCAACGAGACATCAGGGCGTGCTATTCGAGAGCGTCAGTTGCAGGGCAACATCGCCACCTATGAGTTCGTTGATGAGCTGGTTGAGTCTATCAAGTACACGGGTGAAATCTTTGTGGACATGATTCCGAAGATCTATGACGCAGAGCGGCAGATTCGCATACTGGGTGAAGACGACCGGGAAGAGGTCTTGATGATCAACAAGCCCCAGCTTGATCTGCAAACCGGCGAGACGATCATTATTAACGACCTGAACCGGGGCCACTACGATGTGAAGGTTACATCTGGCCCAAGCTTCTCAACACGCAGAAGCGAAACAGCAGAGCAGCTCGGCACGTTGTTTGGCCAAAACCCCGCAATGGCGCAGCTTGGCGCAGACATATACTTCAAGTCTCTTGACCTTGTGGGCGCCGATGAGCTGATTGAGCGCGTTAGAAAGGCTGGTATTAAGGCCGGGGTGATAGAGCCCAACGACGAAGAGAAGAAAGAAATAACCGCAGGCGATCAACAGCAGCAGCAGATGAAGGCCCAAGCCATGCAAATGGAAATGGCTATGAAGCAGGCTGAGATTGCCAACGAGCAGGCTATGGCCAAGGAGCGAGACTCTAAGGCTGTCCTGAACACCATCAAGGCGCAGGTTGAGCAGCTAGAACTGGCACAGGCCCAGCAAGACCTAGAGGCGCAGCGCATTGCAGCGATGCGATTACGTCAAACAGTAGGGATGCCATTTCAATAGGAGGCACAATGCCAAGAGTAGGAAGCAAGCACTTTAGCTACAAGCCAGCCGGTATCGCCGCAGCCAAGAAGGCAGCGAAAAAGAGAAACGTCAAAGTTAAGTACGGGAAAAAGAAATGAACAACGCAATCGCACAAATGTTGGCAGGGCGAGCACCGGCACAACGACCGCAACAGAACGCCATTGGCAATGCAGTGCCACAGCAGATGAAGGCCGCAATGCCTAGACCACAAATGCCCAGACCGCAGATGCCGGGACCGCAGATGCCTAAGCCGCAGATGCCCGGAATGCCTCAAGGTATGCAGAATCAAATGCAGCCGCCAGCGCAGCCCGGCAAGCAGCAAGCAGTAAGAGGCAGAGACGGCAGGATGTACAGCATCGTTGTTGATCCCACCACGGGACTGCAAACCTTTAGCCCGTATCAGGGCGGTATGTAATACATGCCAGCATCGCCAAGACTCCAAGCTCTGCTGAGGGCAAAAGAAAAGAACGAGATTGGCAACTTCCTGTCTGCTGTTTTGGGTGGTCAAGAAGAGGTTGGTGGTATTAGTGCTGACCGTTACATGGAGATCATGGACCGCAGCCCATACGGCACAGGCATTCCTATGTCTGTTGGTTACGATGAAGACTCAACTATGTCGCCATTAGACATGGCCGCAATAGTATCTAGCGCAATACCTGTTGTGGGTGATGTCACTGGGTTGGCAGCAGACGCTGATATGTACGCCCGCGATCCTGAGTCTAGGAACATGGTCAACTACCTGCTAAGTGCTGCTGGTGCTATCCCTTTGATACCGGCAGCATCGCAAGTAAGAAAAATAAGCGATAGCGCAAAAAGAATGGGACGTGCAAAGGATCAAGGGTTTGATGTTGAAACTGATCTTTATCATGGATCGACTCACGATATAAAAGAAATGCGACCAGACCGCCTAAACCCAGAAGGCCACTTCGGAGCTGGGTACTACACGACAACTTCGCCTGATGATGCCAGCAAAAATTACGGCGGTATGGGCCCAGACTTGACTGCTCGAATCCAAGAAAGAGCTGAGCAGAACGCTCAAAAACTAGAAGATAAGTTTGAAAGGTTTGGTCGCCAAAAAGTAGTTGATGCGTTATATGGAAAAACAAGCGAGCTTCGTATTGCAAGCGCTCAAGTTCATGACATGGACGATAAAGACGCAGCATTAGAGATAGGGAAGGTACTAGCAAAAAGATCGCTCAAAGGAGCAAATGACGGCGTTGTGTATCCGCTTGTTGGAAGAAGCGAAAAGCCATTTAACATTAGTGCAGACGGCGACACGTTTCTTTCTTACGAAAGACGAAAACTCGACCCAGAGGACTATTTGGACGAGGCAGATGGAGACATGGACTTAGCCCAAGACTTGGCCTACGAGGATAGCTTTAACTTTGAGCCAGAAGGCGAGTTGGTTGAGTTCATGGATGCGATCCGACGAGATCCCAGAATCGATGATGATGGCGCACAAAAGATCATTGAGCAGATAGAAGAAAAAGCCTTCGATTACGAAGGAATTAGCGCAAAAGAACTCGATGACATCATGAGAAATACTGAGTTCTATGCTGAAGATGAGGCAGGAGCGCTCATCAACAACGAAGTTTATCGACAAGCAATAGAAAAATCTGGGTTCGACTCAATCATCCACGATGGAGACATTTTCCGTGGCATGGATATCGAGCCTGAAACGAAACATCAAATCTTCTTTAAACCAGAACAGCTTCGATCAAAGAATGCGGAGTTCGATCCGGACAAGATAGATGACCCTTTCTTGTTATCAGGTTTATTGCAAACAGTGCAATCCAGAGTCGCATAGATCCTTCGGTTTAACAGTGCCGACTCACTGTTACTAGGGCAAACCCACCGCCCTGTATAAAGCCGCCTCCGGGCGGTTTTTTTATGGTGGGGCACAATTCGTGGAGACGAACTCATGACTGATGCAGCGATAGCTGAGGACACTTCGGTGTCTGCGGAAAATGAATCTGCCGTAGAAGAGATTCAAGAGCCTTCGGGCGAAACCTCTGATGCCGTTGAGGCAAAGGAGCCATCCGACGCTGATCCCGTCGAATCTGAAGAAGATGTGCAAAAAAGGCGCAACTCCTTTCAAGAGCGGATCAACCAAAAAACTCGGCAAGTACGAGAAGCGGAACACAGAGCACAGGAAGCGGAGCAACGCGCCAATCTGCTAGAGCAGCGGATGAATCAAAATCTTCCACAACTGGACAGCTTTCCAGATTTGGCAGACTACGATTACGACCAAAATGCTTATCAGCACGCGGTGGTGCAATACAACGCAGCCTTGAACCAGCGAACGGTTCAGCAGGCAATGACCCAGCAGGAAAAGCTTCAAGTCGAACACCTTCGACAACAGGCTAACCAAGCAACGGTTGATGCCTTTAAGACACGCTCGCAGGCTTTTGCGGCTGACCAGCCAGATTTTATGGCAAAGGTTAGTGCACCAAGCTTTGTTCAAGGCGAGGCTATGCAACAGGCAATTATCTTGTCTGAGAATGGCCCAGCCTTGGCTTACCATCTCGCGTCAAACCCACAAAAAGCCAATGCAATTAATTCAATGGCTCCGGGTATGGCGATGATGGAACTTGGGCGCCTAGCTCAAGCTTTGTCTCCTTCGAGGACTGTCACAACATCAAGCGCCCCCTCACCAGCAAAGCCGGTCAGGTCGAATGGAAAGGTTGAGAAAGACCCGGACAAGATGACCCCAGCCGAGTACGCAAGGTACAGGGGCTACAGAAAATAAAATAGAGGCTTATCATGGCTAATGCTTTACTGACGCCCAGCGTCATCACTAAAGAAGCCCTCGCTATTCTTCATCAGAAATTGAATTTCGTGGGTAACATCAACACACAGTACGACGACCAGTATGCAAAATCTGGCGCAAAGATTGGTAACGATCTCAAGATCCGCTTGCCAAACGAGTTCACTGTTCGCAGTGGCGCGACTCTTTCATCTCAGGATGTTGCAGAATCATCAACTACCTTAACGGTAGACACTCAGAAAGGTGTGGACTTCACGTTCTCATCTGAAGAGTTGACGATGCACATCGACGAGTTCAAAGATCGTTACCTTGAGCCTGCAATGTCTGTACTTGCTGCCAACATCGAATCCGATGCCCTGAGCATGTACAAGGACGTTTACAACTTCTATAGCGGCGTTGGCGCTGCTAACAGCTTTGGGAACATTACCCAAGCACAGAAGTTACTGACGGACAGCCTTGCGCCTTACGGTGATCGCTCGTACCTGCACAACCCGCAGTCTGTTGTAGACATGCTGGCCGATACCAAGGGTTTATTCCAAGACTCTTCAAGTATTAGCAAGCAGTACAAGGACGGGCAGTTGGGCAAGATCGCTGGCTTTGAGCACTATGAGAACACTCTCATGCCTGTTCACAGCACGGGTACTGCCGCAGCAACCACTGGCTACTTGGTAAACGGCGCGTCACAGTCTGGCTCTAGCCTGACGGTAGATGGCGGCACAACAACGTTCCTCAAGGGTGACGTTATCACCATCGCTGGCGTTAACCGGGTACACCCTGAGACTAAGGCCAACACTGGCGTACTTCAGCAGTTTGTTGTTACAGCAGACTCTGGCACCTCAGCAACCACACTGGCTGTTTCGCCTGCAATCACCGCAACTGGCGGTCGTCAAAATGTTAGCGCAGTGCCTGCTGACAATGCTGCGATCTCTAAAGTTGGCGGTGGTGCCAGCGCAGACTGGCAGGAAACTTTGGCCTTTAGCAAGAACGCATTTGCCTTTGCAACTGCTGACCTTATCTTGCCAAACGGTGTTGACTTTGCTGCGCGTGAAGTATCGGACGGTATCTCTATGAGAATCATCCGCGACTACGCAATCAGCTCTGACACCATGCCTTGCAGAATTGACGTTCTGTACGGCTATAAGGCAATCAGACCGCAGCTTGCTGCACGAGTCGGTATCAACTAGAACCGCTCATGATCGGGGGCTTCGGCCCCCTTTCTTTTTTTATGGAGACGACATGGCGACACCT